CAGTCCCCCCACAAGACCGCACCGTCACCGTCCCCTCCGACACATGACCACCACACGCGTCGTCAAAGACACCGAAACACTACGCATCCTCACCGACAACATCAGCGCGCTACCCCACCCCAACGGCATCATCCGCCACCCCTACTTCGACACACGCTTCACCTCCAACCGCAAAGCCGTCCAAGACATGACCAGAATCTTCTGCGAAGCCATCGTCATACTGCTGGAAAAACACGACCGACTCCGCAAACCACCCGGACGACCCCGCAAAACCGACGATGCCTAACACACCAGCCAAAACAGCCCTCGGCTACACCCGATTCCTGGACTCTTTCATCGTCCCGCTCCTGGAACGCACAGGTCTTCATGTCGAAACCGCCAAACACAAACGCACCTACACCATCACCCTTACCCTCCCGCAAAACCTACCCGCGAACCCCCTGTAGCCAGCCGGGCTGCGGACAACCCGCCACAGACCGCGGCCGCTGCACACGCCACCGACGCACCACCACCCAACGCGGCTACAACGCCGCCCATAAAAACCTTCGCAAACGTTGCGAAGATTCCGTTAACGCCGGCCTCGCCACCTGCGCACGCTGCCACCACCCCATCCACCCGGGCCAGGCGTGGGACATCGGACACGACGCACACGGCAAGCACCGAGGGCCTGAACACGCAAGCTGCAACCGCGCCGCAGCGAACGATGGACGCTTCGATTTAAGGCGCTGACCTGCACAAACACCAGCAAACCCTAGCAAACATCAGCTGACCATCAGCGCGTCAGCGCCATCAGCACACCATCGATTCCTTATTAGACACAGCCCCCAGGGGGGGCTTTGAATCACGAATAGGGATTGCTAGAAAGTCGACCCCGCCTCGCTTTTTCTGTTGGCAACTTTTGTTAAGGTTTGCGAAGATCCTACAAACGTGCAGGTCAAAGGCTTTTTTGCGCGTAAAAGCTATTCGACAACGGATTCTGTGGCCCCCGAAAAACCTCGAAAAATGCGCATTGTTTAGTCAATCTACGTTAGCTGAGGCGGTTTTGCTTATTATACATAGGGTCGACCCGCGGCGGCTCTTGGCGCGTCTCTTCGATTGCGGCCTACTCCAGCAAACACCAGCACGTTCCAGCAAACTCCGAAGAAAGGGCCTCTGACGTGGGGAAACGTGGGTTCACTCCGCGGCCGGCGCACCTGAAAGCGCTGGAAGGCTACCGGGAGGACCGGATCAATCGGGACGCGCCGGTGCCCAGTGGTGGAGCGGTGGCGCCGCCGGTGGATTTGGTGGGGGAGGCGCGCGAGATTTGGGACCGGTTGGCGCCGGATTTGATCGACAAGGCGGTGCTGACGGCGTGGGACGTGGATGCGTTCGCGACGGGCTGCCGGGCGCAGGCGCTGCTGAATCGGGCGTTGGACGCGGCGGAGAGTGGTGAGCTGGTGGGGCGCGGCTCGCGGGAGCAGCAGGTTGTGAATCCTGCGTTGCGGGCGGTGACGTCGTTGGAGTCGACGACGCGGTCGATCTGGTCGCGGTTTGGTTTGTCCCCTGGTGATCGCGCCCAGCTGAAGGTGGATCGCGGGAATCGGCCGGCGGCTGGTGGCGCGCGCCTGTTGAGCTGATGTCGTCGTTGCCGCCGTGTGGGCGTGTGTTTGTTGACGCGTCGGGGGAGCGGTCGGAGTGCGTCGAGGTGGGGGATCATTTTTGTTGGCCGCGTGCCGCGCATTTTGAGGCGTTTTGCCGCGAGTTGTTGATGCACACGAAGGGCCGCCATTATCGGCATCCGTTTGTGTTGCGGGATTGGCAGACTGACATCACTCGGCCCCTGTTTGGGCGGACGGTGTGGTCGCAGGAGCACGGTGCGTACGCCCGGCAGTATCGGGTGGCGTATATCGAGTTGGCGCGTAAGAACGGCAAGTCGCAGTTGCTTGCGGCGATCATGCTGTATCTGTTGTTCGCGGATGGGGAGCATTCCCCGGAGATTTACGGTGTCGCGAAGGACCGTGAGCAGGCGTCCGCGGTGTTCAATGTGGCGTCGCAGATGGTGTTGTTGGAGCCGACGTTGTCGGCGCAGGCGCGCCCGATCCCGTCGACGAAGCGGATTGTGCGGCAGTCGAATAACGGGGTGTATTCGGTGAAGGCCGCGGACGCGGGCCGCATTTTGGGTTTGAACCCGTCGGGGGTCGCGGCGGATGAGATTTTGGCGTGGCCGAAGCGGGATGTGTGGGACGCGTTCCGGTCCGGTATGGGGTCGATGGACCGGCTGCAGCCGTTGATGGTNGCGGCGACAACGGCGCCGAGTATGGGTGACAGTTTCGGCGCGGACATGCATCGGGAGATGGTGCGCGTCGCTGAGGANCCGGCCCGGGCGCCGCANGTGTTCGCCTATATCCGGAATCTTCCGTTGGATGCGGACATTTGGGATGAGGACAACTGGNGTGTCCCGAATCCTGCGCTGGGTGATTTCTTGTCGCTTGAGGAAATGCGCCGGATGGCGAANGAGGCGCGGAACGATCCGATCGCCGAGTTGTCTTTTCGCCGTTTCCAGTTGAATCAGACGGTCGGCAATGAGGTGCATTGGATGCCGATGCACTTGTGGGATGCGGCGTGCGGGCCGGTGTTCGGGGATGCGGCGGCAACGTTGGATGCGTTCGCGGGCCGGGCGTGCTGGGTGGGGATCGACTTGGCGGGGCGTCTCGATTTGACGTCGGTGTGTTATTTGTTCGGGTCTGATGATGACGAGTCGGCGGATTTGGTGTGGCGTCACTGGATGCCGCGCGAGGCTTATGAGCGGCTGAATCACGCGAATGATGGGCGTCTGGCGTCGTGGGTGCGGGACGGATGGCTGACCGTCACTGAGGGTAAGGTGCTGGATTTCGACGTGGTGTATGACGCGTTTTCGGCGGATGCGGCGCGGTACACGGTGCTGGGTATCGATGCGGATAAGTGGTCGGCTGATCCGGTGTTGCAGGAGATTTGCGACCGCGTGTATGTGCCGCCGGATGATGTGATGGCTTACACCAACGACTTCGGGCACATGTCCGGCGCGATGCACAGGNTNTTTGAGCTCGTCAAAGAGGGCCGGGTCCGGCATCACGGGAATCCGGTGGCGCGTTGGTGTTTCGATTGTTGTGAGGCGCGGGTCCACACGGTTGATCCTGATCTGATTCTGCCGGCGAAGATTAACCGGGACCGCACCGCGAACCGGATCGACGCGGTGCCGGCGGCGATTATGGCGGTGAAGGCGTGGTGGGAACGCGGCCGCAACGTGTACAGCTCTTATCAAACCCAAGACCTTTTCGTCATTTAGGGGGATCGTGTTTGCGCGGGATCGGTTGATCAAGGGCGCGTTGCGGCGCCGTTTCGTGGTTACCCTGAAAGGCGCTGAAGGCGATTTCGCGGGTGTGCTGACGGAGTTTGACCGCCGCGTCATGATTTTCGAGCAGTGTACGACGGTGCCGTCGAACACGAAAGAGCAGACCCCGACTGANATNCCCGGCCGGATCATCGTGGAGCGTTCGTCGGTNGCGTATNTGCAGGAATGGTGGTGGGCGCGTGATTCTGGCTAACGGAATGAATCAGCCGATCGCCCCGCAGGCNTTCGCTGAGACGGCGCCACTATTCTTTGACGGCTATTTCGTTGGGTCCCAGGGCATCCAGCTTGAGACCAGGTTCTCGACGTATGCGCAGCTGTATTTAACGCAGCCGTGGGTGGCGACGGTTGTCGACAAAATCTCTGCGTGCATCGCACGGCTGGGCGTCAACGTGTGGGACACGTCGCCTGACACCGGGAACGTGTTGATGATGGACTCGAAGTTCGCGAATTTGATGCGGGACCCGGGGGTGACTCTGGACCCGTACTGTTTTTGGCAGTGGCTCGTTTCGACGATCGAAATTTACGGCGAAGCGTATCTGTTGAAGGTCAAAGACGACGAGTTGATGACTGTCGGGTTTTTGCCGATGCATCCGGCGATGACACAAACGTTCCGCGACCAGTTCGGTGATGTGGCGTATTGGTTTATGGGGCAGCCGAATGAGCTGATGAGTCAGGATATGGTCGTCCCCTATCTGCGGTATAACCCGAANATGACTCAGCGGGGTGTGAGTCGGTTGGAGCCGCTGCGGTCGACGCTGATGAACGAGGATTCGACGCGCCGCGCGATTCAGGCGTGGTGGAAAAACATGGGGCGCCCGTCGGGGATCATCAAAATTCAGGGGAAGCTCGACCCGTTGGGTAAGCAGCGGCTGCGTGAGCAGTGGAATCAGATGTTTCAGGGTTCGGAAAACGTTGGTGGCACAGCGGTTTTGGAGAACGGCTCCGAGTTTCAGGTGGTGCAGCAGACCGCCGAGGAGATGCAATACATTGAGTCGCGGCACATTAACCGGGAAGAGGTTTGCGCTGTTTTCGACATCCCGCCGCCGGCGGTGCACATCCTGAACCACGCCACGTACAGCAACATCACCGANCAGATGCGCAGCGTGTACCGGGACACGATCGCGCCCCGGATTTCTTTCATCGAGTCGATCACCAATTTCTATGTCGGGTCNGAGTTTCCGGGCAATGAGGTGATGCGGTTCGACGTCGCTGAGGTGATGCGAGGCGACTTCGAGACCCGGGCGGATGCCTGGTCGAAACTGGTGCAGACCGGGATCGGGAAACCCGCCGAAGCGCGCCCCTACTTTGATCTGGGNGACGCTGGGCCGGCCGCGGATATGTTGTATGCGCAGCAACAGATGCAGCCACTTGGCACCCCGAACGTTCAGGTCGAAGACCGAAACGAAAACGTGGTCGATTCGGCGCCGAAACGCCCGGCCCCGGATGTGGCGGCCGCGAAGAAACACTTGGAGGCCGGCCACGGTCAGGTGTCCTCGTTTGAGGAGATGCGGCGCGTCCTGGCCGGTCTGGCCCCCGAGGATGCGCAGGCGGTAGCGCGGGAGCTCGCCGGAAGGACATAAACGGTGCGTGCAATCGCGAAATACAACCACAACCACGACAGTAACGGCGAATTCGCGTCCGACTCCGGAAGCGGNGGNGCCCCCCACGANCTCGACAATCCCCACNACCCGCGCGTCGGGGACGGCGTCGCATTCCGCGACAGCCCGAAATCGCGTGTCGCGGCTGGAAAAATCGAGTCGGTTGACCCGGACGGTCGCAGCGGTGTCGTCAACTTCTCCGGCGCGCCCGCCGGCAAGTACCGCGGCCGTCAAAAGGTCGACCTGACTGGGGCGTTCTACACGCGGACCGACCCGAAGAATTCTCTGGTGGGCGGCACGTCGGGGCATTACGAGCAGNACGGCCCGCATCCCGGCAATGTGCGTGAGCCCTGGGATTCGCCGGGATTCAACAAGCTACCGAAAAAAGAGCAGCAGCGTCAGCTCGACGAGTATCGGGCGGCGCGATCGCGGAAAGGGATCGTCCGGATGGATATGGTCATGAAGTCGGCGCTCGCGCAGGTTCGCGGCACGACAGCGGAGACGACGATTTTCCCGGCACCTTCGACGTTATTCTAGCGACTCCGCACCTGGACCGCGACGGCGACGAGTTACACCCCGACGGGTGGAAAACACCTCTGCCCGAACACATTACGTTTGATTCCGATCACGGTATGACGGTCGCGTCGACGGTCGGTTCCGGAGCGCCCGTGCTGGACGGCGACGGGAATGTGCGGGTGAAGGGCACGTATGCGTCGACGGCGCACGCCCAGGATGTCCGAAAACTCGTCAACGAGAAGCACATTCGGCATGTGTCGGTCACGTTTATGGAGCCGAAAGCTAAAGGAGCAGACGGGAAAACGATCGTCGGGAAACGCGAATTGTTGAACGGCGCGTTCGTTTCGGTTCCCGCGAACACGAAAGCTGTTGTTTTGTCGTCGAAATCGTTTTACGTAGATCAGCTGCGCCGGAAAGATGCCCCCCACGCGAACCCCGACGACTACTACCGCGGTGAACTGATCGAGCCTGACCGCAACGGTAAATACCCGAACGTGCGCAGCGACATCCCCGAGGACGCGATGGGCGACAGTAACGCCAAGTCGCAGCTGATCCATGACCTGGCCGCGTCACTGGGTGCGCGGTGCGCAGGAAGTGACGCCTACGCGGGACTGACCGACGGGGCGCCGTCGTACTCGAAAGCGTTGGATCAGGCCGCGGCGATCGTGAAAGACGCCGACGCTCCGCACGCNCGAGCGGACGCGGGCGGCCAGATCGGCCGCTACGAAGGCGCCCTGTTGACCCCGGACCGCAACACCGACGGCCGTATCGACGGCAACCGTGTGCCTGACGCGTCCGGTGACACCGACGCCAATTACGTCTCGTTGCAGGAGATACACGATCAGGCCGTGAAGCTGGGTGCGGCGTGCAGCGACGATTACGTGTCGCACGGTGTTCCCGAGGACGCGTGTGGCGCGTCGGACGCTAACGACAGCCTGCACGGGGTGCAGGCCGTGTTGCGGGTCGGCCCGCAGTCCGGTGGATTCGTCGACGCGAACAGCGGAAAGTTGCAGACCGGGAAATCCGCGGACCCCGACAAGGTGCAGCTTTTGAACGGGCAGGGCGCCAATTTGGGTTTGGGCACCGATCCGGGTGATCACTATCCGCGTCTGCAAGCGATCCACGATGCGGCCGTGCAGCTCGGCGGTGTGTGTTCGCCGGCGGCGACGACCCCGCCGTGGGCTGAGGACGGGGAGGTGTGGGGCGCGAACTCGCCTGTTATCGACGCCCCGATCAGCCCCGGGAAAAAGGCACTCGTGTGGGCGCAGCAGGCGGTGGCCGACGAGTCGGAGGCGAAAGCCCTCGCGTTAGAGATTCTGTCCGAACTGTAGGACACCGATAGACCCGGGGGCTGTTTTTCCCCCCCGGGCGCCACATTTTTCACCACAGAACGAGGCGTGGACAAGCCGTGTGCTTGTGCGCGCCTTTTTTCATCCCCTGAAGAAAGGCAATCCCCCCGTGAACCGTGACGATTTGCGACGCGAAGCGGCGCAACTTAAGGCTGAGGTGCGCGCCAAGACCGCAATGCGGGAATCGGGCGAAATCACCAACGCCGAGTACGCGTCCTTCATCGACAAGGCGTACAAGCGTAACGAGTCGATCCAGTCGACGATGCAGAACATGTCGAAGGCGTTGGCGATCGCCAACCCGGCTGATGACACGAATTCGCCTGCCGTGCAGTCGAGTAGGGACCCGGATGCGATTAACCCGATGACGGCGAAGTCGTTCATGGAGCGTTATGAGCGGTTGCGTCGAGCCGCGAAAAACAAGGACCCCAACCAGTCGTTCTCCTTTGACATTGCGGTCAAGACTCCGGGGTTCCGGGACTCGCAGCTGGTGATGAAGACGAACCCCTACGGAGGGAGCGCCGGCACGCAGGGCGTTACGGGTCTGCAAGGTGAAGGCGCGTCGGGAACGACGGCCTACACGGGGCTTCCCGGTGCCGGTACGCAAGCCAGCCCGGCCTCCGACTACTTCCTGGCCGGTCCTGGCGGCCCTGACATCACCCCCCAGTGGGTGCCCGGTATCCTCGAATTGCGTTGGTATGAGAACGTTATCGCTACGTTGATGCCGACGTTCCCGACCGATTCGCCCGTCGTTTCGTATGTTCGGGAGACGGCGTGGAACAACCAGTCCGCGGCAACCCCTGAAGGTGGGCAGTTCCCGACGTCGACGAACACGATCCAGCGTTATTCGGAGGAAGTCGGCAAGGTCACCAACATTTCTCGGGTTACTGACGAAGAAATCCAAGATTCCCAGTATTTTTGGGCTCTCGTTCAGAAGCGCACGACGATGGGTGTTTCGCGTGAGGAGGAGGTGCAGCTCCTCGCTGGCTCCGGCTATCCCGGCGTGAACGGATTGTTAAACAGGACTGGGGAATTCACGCAGGCGCAGACAGTTCCCGCGTTGACTGATCTGCAAATCCCGAACCAGGCCAACCCTGGCGTTGGTGCTCTGTCTGCGGTCGTCACGTCGGTGACTCCGGGAAGGTTGGTTTCCGGTGCGGGTGACACCTACCCGGACGGCTACCAGATCGTGGAGGCTCTGCTGGCTGCGATGACGGACATTCGCATCAACCACTTCTTCGAGCCGACCGCGATCGTCCTAAATCCGTTGGACTGGTTCATAATTCGCACGATGAAAGACAACCTGGGCCAGTACATGGCGGGCAGCATGTTCGGTTGGCAGTACGGCAACGCCGCGCAGATCGACCCCGCGATCCAGGCAACTGATGTGGGGTTGTCGCTGTGGGGTAAGCGTGTCGTGTCGACGCCGGCGTGCCCGCAAGGTTTGTGCCTCGTCGGCGACTTCACCGACGCCACCGCGGTGTTACGCCGGGGGGGTATGCGCGTTGAGATAGT